AAAGAACATGCAGAGTAAAAAAATGCCCCGCGTGGGATAAGCGCGGGGCAGTTCATCATCGAGACAAGAAAAACAAATAACCGTGTGAGGAGCATTTGTTAGCACAATGATAGGGCAAGATGTAGGCAAGATCAAGTACCCAGAACCCATATATAGCGTGTACGCACCGCAAATCATAAGCGCGTTGCAGCTTAAAAAGACAAGCCACCAAGAGCACCACGGGCCTTGCCCAAGTTGCGGGGGTGTTGATCGGTTTTGGATTAGCGAATATCAAGGAAATCTAAAGGTCAACTGTCGGCAATGCGAAGATTGGAAAGGCATTATTGATATTCTGCGAAAGCGCGGCCTTTACCCCGACAAGGAATACGTGAGCGACGCAATGAACAAAACCCCAGATAACGTGGTGAAGCTACCTGAAAACCCAGAGCTGCACCCATATTTAACCAGAAAGCGCATAAAGCAACACGATGCAATCATTGATGAGGGCGACTTACACATTCGCATCATCAACAATCAAGGCAAGGTTGTCGGCACGCAATTCATAGACGAAAGCGGCAAAAAGAAATTTAACTACGGGCTAGACTATAAAGGCTGCTTCCACGTTATCGGCGGCACAATAAAAGACTTTGCTTATCTGTGCGAAGGTTTCGCCACGGCTGCAGCAGTACACGAAGCCACGGGAAAGCCTGCGGTGCATTGCTTGAACGCCAGCAATATAACAAATGTTATAACCGCGCTTCGTGAGGTTAAACCTGATACGCGCTTTGTGGTTGCGGGGGACAATGATCCAGCAGGGGTTAAAGCCTGCGAGCAAGCATTCAAAGAGCATGGCGTGGAGTGCGTCATACCAGACAGCGAAGGTTTAGACTGGAATGACGTTTGGGTAGCGCGGGGTGCTGAGGCTACACGAAAGAAACTAGAGCCGCGCAACGTGCTAGACGATGTAATATTCCCAAGCGATGCAAGGCCACAACTGGACAGCACATACATAATCAAGAACTGGATCACGGAAAATTCAATCAGCGTGGTGTACGGCCCGTCAAACGTGGGCAAGTCCTTTTTCTGCATGAGCCTCGCATATCATATTGCTGCAGGTCAGGAATGGGTCGGCAACAAAATCAAGCGCGGGTCAGTCTTATATCTAGCCACAGAGGGCGGCAGGGCATTCGAAAACCGACTGTATGCGCTGCACGAGGCGCACGGGTTCAACGATGTATCGCTTGCGGTCAGACCTTCGCCCATCAATCTATATGACGCGGATGAAGATATAGCCAAGATCGAAGCTATCATGAGCGAAATCGGAAAGCGCATGGAGCCTGTCACGGTTTTGGTTATCGACACACTAGCACGCGCCACGGCTGGGCAGATGGACGAAAACAATAACAGCGAAATGAGCAAGCTAATCGCAGGGCTGGACGCCATACGAGAGCGAACAGGGGTTCACATTATGCTTGTCCATCACAGCGGCAAGGATGCGTCTAAAGGTGCGCGGGGTGCGTCTGCATTGCGTGCGGCGTGCGATACAGAGATTGAACTTTCGTTCGACGAAGAAACGCGCGTTCGCACCGCAAGAGCAACGAAACAGCGCGACATGGAGACAGGCGCAGAGATTAACTTTGTTCTGCAGATTGTTGAGCTGGGGGAAGACGCGGACGGGGATCAGGTCACGACTTGTATTATACGTGAAGCCACGCAAGAGGAAATGGAAGAAGCGCAGAGCGACAATAAGCCAACAGGGAAGAACCAAAAGCTATTCGTGAAATGCTTCATGCAGCTTCGCGGGGAGCGTGTGGGTTCGCCTAATCCTTCGGGGGCTGGCTGGCCTGAACCAAGGAAATTCTGGTGCATAGATTTGGAAACGCTGGGGGACCACTTCAAGGGAAAGGTGGCAACTGATAGGCCGCAACAAACATGGACGCAGACCTTGAACGGAATGCACGAAAAGGGCTTGGTTGAGATAAATGAGGGCAAAATATGGCTAACGGGCAAGTCTGGAAAGGTCAGCGATGGGGAAGCGGATGCACCGTTTTGAATTTACTGCAGTTTCAATGGGTTATGATGGGTTTCCGTTCAGTTCCGTTCAAAACCGTGCAAAAACGTGCACTAACCATGCACTGCACGGAAACACGGAACTATATATAAAATAGTTCCGTGTACGTGCATTCGGTGCTTCGGGCATAAGATTGGATTTAGATTTGCAGAGAAAAGAATTTCCCAAATGGTTGCGGGATAGAATTGCAGCGGGAACAGCGAAGGTTCATCCGCATGGCACGTTTAAGGCGCGGCGCGGTTTGACGCTGGCGGACAAGCTGCAGAGCGTGACAACACTAGAGGAATTGGAAGGGTTCGCTAATCGGCGCAAATACGGTGCGCAGGTGGAACCGTGGACAGAGCAGGAGCGAAAGGAAATACTATGGCGGAAAACAGAGCTGACGAACAAACGAAAGCCGCGCTGAGGTGGAGCGTTTACGATGACGGGTTGCGCATCTGGTCAAGCGAGCGCGGGCAGTATCTCGGAACGATACCTACCCGCGAATTGAAATACATTTTGCGCGACATGGCGCGGCGATTGGCTGAGCTGGATTAAACGCCGTGAGGATGCCAGTCGTCCACTGTTTCGTCGCTGGGCGTTACCTCTGACCACGTTTGCGTATCGTAGTCCCATTCAAGGTTATGCGCTTCGATTTGCTGGATTTGGTACTCGTTAGGTTCGAGGTCCTCAAAGGCGTTACGCATGGCCCAAAAGGCGTGGCTTATGGCGCGACATTCGCTTAGGTCCAAATCGAAATCTTCGCCTAAGCTGTTAGTGGCGTTGCGTAAAGCTGCCATGGCGTCACGGATAGCCTCTTGCTGCGTTCCCGTTAGATTGCGCAATGCTTGGCATTCGCTTTGCATGCGGTTCAGGGCATTTATCCAGTTATGTTTTTCCATTGTCTTATCTCCTTATGATGTGAATACGATATGTGCGCATGTGATTAACGTTAGGAACACAGCCCATGTCGCACATAGTTTTTCGGCGGTGTGCATGTTGCGGAATATTTTGACGTAGGTTTTCATCTCGCTCTATCCAATTCGTCTATTAGCCTTGAGAATAGCTCTAAGGCGTTGTCGATGTATTGCACTTGCTGCGCGTCTGCGTGGGTGTAGTCATCCATGATGACTTGCCATGCGTCCTCGTTTAGCTGCTCTTGCATCTCGATTAGCTTGCGGCGGGTTTGATCTACCGCAAGCGTTACGTGTGGACGTATGGTCATTATACTTCCTCCAATGATGCGAATAGATTGTGGACCGCATTGCGGATGCGCGCGTCAATCTCGCCATATGCAATGCGGCAAGCCATATCGTCGTATGACATTGGCGCATCGCCCCAACAATCAGCGACAAACATTTCGCCTTGTTGCGTGTCGCAGTGGCGGCACAGTTCGTGCGCCTTGGCGTAATAAATGACGTATTCGCTGCTATCCGCGCTCTCTGATGCCCAATCCATTGCTTGATCTTCGTCTGATGCATCACGGCAAATATCTTGCGCAATGTCGTTGCAGTATTCTGTTAAGTTGAAATCGTTAAGCATTGTCTCTTGTCCTTTGCTGTGTTGTGGTATCACCATGAAAGCAAAGTGATACCTTGTCCATTGTTACGTAGCGTCACTTCAAATCATTCGCTACATTTACGGGGAATGTTTCCCCATGCTCCATCATGCAATCAACTGCAGCGATCTTTGCCGCGTCTAATGTATCGTAACGAGTGTTACACAATGCCGCTGGAACGCGGCCCACAAAGATAAATTTGCCAGTTGGTGCCTTGGTAATTACTGCTGCTTTGAACATGGTCTTTCCTTTCGTGTGTTAAAGGTTGCTGGTGTTTACTGCGCGAATAACGCCGTGGCGCGTCATCCATGCTGTGTTGTTGACCAAGAAGCGTTCGCCGTCATTTTGCGTGACGCTCAATCCTTCTTGCTGCGCGGCTTGTGCCATTGCATCAGTATCGCCATAGGGCAAGTCAAACGCGCCAGACTGAATGAGGTAGTAATTAACTATTGAACCGTGGTTTGCTGCGCGATGCATTGTCTTTGTGATGATCTTATCCATGGTGCTTCCTTTCCATTGCTTGTGATATCAAGATAATATTAATGAAATACTAAAGCAAGAGCATAAACACAAAGTGACGTAACGTCACAAAACCAGCGCATCACACAGTGAATGATCAAGTCGCACACGGGCGCGCGCGAATAGAACAGGTGTTCAATTAAGTCAAGCATTCTGGCGATTTCGTGAAAACTGGACTTAAACCATATCGCTAAACTGGACCTAAATCAGGTAAGTCATTGATATTGCACAGTAATAAATTTAACATAATCGACATTATACGAAATATCGGAAAAGTATCGCTCGATCTGGCCTTAGTTTCGCTGTGACCCCCCCCCGTCTGGCCCCCACCCCACCCCCTATTATTATTATACATTCCCACACAGAAAAATTCGTGTTATATAATTCGCAGGGGTGCTACCTCGTGATGTGCCTTACCCTCCCTGTGGCGCAACCCATTTCCTTCCTGTAGCACCCCCCCACGCCCCCGTATTGCTTTTGTGCGGTATCATGTTAAAATTTCCGTAGAATTAGAGAAGGATTTAGTATGGCTGGTAGGTCATTGCAGAAAAAGCGTTTAGCTGAAATTAGGCAAATGGGCGGCGCTGAGTTTTTGCGGGAGTGGTTGCTTGAGGGAAACTCTATTCGCAGCCTAGCAAAGCAGATGGATATGCATAGCGGCACCCTGCGCAATCTTATTTTGTCTGACGCAGAGCTTACGGCTGCTGTGGATAGCGCTAGAATGCATGCTGCGGATGCGCATTTTGAGGCGACTTTTGAGTTACTGGAAGATATGACTGAGCGCCGTCAGAGAGAGATATTTGAGGCGCTGGATGAGAACAACACGCGGGACGCGAGTGAAGCCAATCTAAGCCAAGTTGACTTGGGGTTGGGTAAAATGATTATCGGGCAGCGGAACCTCGCAGCACAGTCGTATAATCAGGAGCGATACGGCAGTAAGAACCAGCAGCAAATCAACATTAATATCGGTGATTTTCACTTAGACGCGCTGCGTAAGACTAAGGTAATAGAGCATGAATAACCTCGCAGAAACTACGATGATTGAGTTTGTGCAGCGTTATAGCAAAAAGCCTGCTTTATTTGTGCAGGAAGTGCTTGGCGTGGAGCCATTGCCGTATCAGGCGGAATTTCTTGATGCGATTGCGTCTGGCGAACGCAAGATTAGCATTCGGTCTGGTCATGGTAC